ATTCTATTCTCTTGTAAAACAAGGAATAAGCTCTCGATTCCGGAGAGCGTTCGGGAGTTATATGACGGTGCTTTTAAAAGCAGTCGCAGCGTCTTTAGTCTCGCGATCAAATAACTTTTGGGTTGAACCTTCTGCTAGGTTCATGTCCATCCATATCTTTATAGACCCTAGCATGGGGAGTCTACGGCACGAGTCCGAAACAGTCAAAGAAAATCATAACCACATATACCTCTGTTACACAGGACAGAGGTCCCTCGGGTTAAGCAGATTCGATGAGAGTCTTAGTGTTATGCGGCTTTCGCCTCCGGGTTGCGCCTCCCGGGCCCTGAGTCTCTAGGTTCGAAGAGTGACGGGTACGATAGCTCGAGAGCTAACCCCCGCTTGGGCTTTCTTCTTCTTTTTCCGAGACTTTTTAGATGCTGAGCGTTCAGCTACAATAACTTTAGTCTTTCCACTTGGCGAGAGTGTTTTGACAGGTTTCAAAGTAGCATAATCAGCATTCAACAATTTGTTTCCAGCCAGTACTGCACCTCCAACAGTTTTCGCTATTGGGTGTGGCATAGCCATTAATCCAGCTCCCACTACGTCAGCTACTGTTCCTAGAACCTTCCTCCACCAAGTGGTGTCAGCGTTCTCTTTGAACATTACCGCTGCAGGCAGTGTTTGCATTACTTGCGAGTAGACTTGCAAGGCAATTGGATCATAAGCAGGAGAATCGGAGGCAAGAACCACGATATCAGCTTCCTGATCGTTCGGGAATCTCTCAATCATCCATCGACAACGTATTGTAAGCGTTGTTTCATCAGAGAGTCCTGTGAACATCTGGACAGTTGAATCCATTGGAACTTTTCCTGGGTGGAATTGAAATTGGTATAACGAAGGATTTCCTGGAATGTTCAAGCCGGGTATGGGAGCGAGCACCACGTGAGGTGATGCTCCTTCGACCGGGGCGATAACAGCTCCAGCTTGGAAATCTTCAGTCATTAAGAGAGGATACTCAGGTCGCACAGTTGCCACATGTTGTCCAAGCAACTTCAGAGGGACGACAGAGTAAGCTCCTTCGGATGCTTTCCATCCGGTATTGCCAGTGAGCAAAACCATCTCCGAAAGGTTCCGTGGGACAGTTCGAATAGGGAACAAGCTTCCCATATGGAAACTTGTAGAGTTTGTCATGACCTGGAAAAAAGCAGATTCACAAGAATTCTGATTCATCCTTGCGCATGTAACCAACCCTTGCCGATGCAATTCAGCAGTTGTGTTACATGTTTCAATAGCCATGGCACCCACCTTAAAAGGTCCTTTGAGGAATTGTGGCGGGATTTCAATGAACTGTCCTCCTTCCCCAAATTCAGGAAAGTCGGTTCCATCAGATGCAAAGTCAATCATAACTGGAGCTATTTGCCTACCGGCAAGTAGGTAGTTATTAATTTGATTCCCGTAAACTCTACAATTAGCAAGAAGTTCACGAGTTGCTACTGGATAAGATGCGATTCGGACACCCCAGTTTCCAGCTGGTAGTGAAGCGGGTTTCTTGATCTGGATCTCCTGAACAATACTACAGACAACGGACTTGCCTGTTGTTGAATCAGGTATTCCTGAAACCCCTTTAATGTCCTTATCGTGGAAGGGATCAAGTGCGAAAGTTAGCCAAGCTAAACCTTCGGGTGATAATTGTTTAGTTGCTATCAAGTTTTTGAGGAGAGCCCTACCCCTAGCAACTTGGGAAGGATTTGGCGCCCCTGTATCGAGTGTGTTGGTAACGTCCATTTTGATAATAGATTGCGGTAGAAATACTTTTTCTTCCTCCTCCATCCGTGGCCAAGGAAAAAACAAAACCTCGGCTAAAGATTCTACCCCCTTGTTGTATGCATCCGCAACTGCTGGTGGAAAAGACTCCATTCCAGTATAAAAAGCGTGCAATATTTCTTCGTCTAGTGGGCCCAAAGCGGACAAACTAGATATAACAGGGTTTTGTCTATCAAAAGCCGTAATACTTTCAACCAGTGTTTGGTAGGCTCGTATGAAAGTGTCTCGATGCAGGTTGTCACCATAGGACATCATTGTTAAAGCGAAATTCTTGCATAAGTATGCATCTAGAGAGTCGGATTGTTCATTCGTATGAAGGGCACTATGAGCCAAACGAACAACATCGTATTTGGGAAGATAAAAACCGTCTTCCTGTACGAAATTAAAACCTAGAAACTCCAATTGTTCTAGAGGTAGATTTTCACCACATCTAAGGAATTTCAATTTTAATCCATATCTAGTGAAGAATTCATAAACAAACTCTTCATTGAGAAGCTCACTAAAACAATCATCAACAGAATACACGCTATCATCTCCAAACAAGTACAAGACTTGCTCATTGAGTAGCTCCATTGATGGCAATGTTCCATATTTACGGTTATAAGCCTCTGATAACAGAGTCGCACTAATCAAGATGTGCATTAGTGTGTTGTCACGTGTCGTCGTCCCTGATCCGGACGGATTACCATAACTCTTCCTGAAAACTGATCCATCATGAAGAACAATGTTGAATTCGACAGTGTTTTCAACCATCCACTTGAACTCATCTACAAGTCCATCCGACAGCCAATCTCGTGTATGTTCAATAATGAAACCATACAGATCCTTCATGAGCGGGATAAACTTATCCCACCCTGATACATCGTAGCATAGACGAATCCTCTTGGTGAGCAACCTCCTGGCCATTTTATCAGCTCCTCCTCGGTACGGAGAGAAACCGAATGCAGACCAGCCAAACATCTTAAGTCTTTCTGATGAAATCTTACCAAATTTCAATTGTGATCTAACCAAATGGTATTCACTAATAAAAAATAAACGTATCTTTCCATCAAGAATATCTTCTTTTGT